TTTTTAGCAGACGTTTAACCACCAATAATTGCAACGCTTTCAGGTCGCTGTCTAATTATTCCACCAGTATTTCCACCAGTATTCATAGGAAATTGATAGAATCCATTCAGATGTCCCGAGCGCCTTCGAGCGTCTGAGACACGGAACCCCGAGCGCCGCAAGGTACCCGGGGTTCAATTCTACCCGAAGGTAGTGTCAGGCTTCTTTGCAGACAGCCTTCGCGTACCACAGTGCTTTCAGTACGTCTTTCACCGCGCAGATTTCCTCACGGCTCATGCGGGACGAATCCCGTGCATTGTCCAGTCGACGATCCAGTTCTTCCGTCAGTTGGGCGACGGCGCGTTCGCACTGCATTTTCGTTTGATCCATGTTCATGTCTGTTCTCCGTGACGGTTCATGATTTCCCGCAGCTTATCCAAGTCTGTTTTGTCGGGCTTATACGGCCCAATATTGAACGGATGCGCTTCGAGATTCTTCGAGACCTCCTCATAAAGCAGGTCAACGTCAATACGGTTTTGTTCGTCAGCTATCCCAAGAGACTTCATCAGGGGTAGATACTGCGTAGCCATCGCGGGAGCCTGTCGTGCAACAAGGCCCCCGACGATGCCGACTGAGAAGGGCAGCATGCCGCCCTTCGTCTCGGCGGCGGGAATGAGTACCTGCTGCACGAACTCAAGCACCACCGCCTGCAGATTTCCAATCGGCATTCTCATGGCTTAACCCCGGTTAACGTTGATGCTGCCAGTCACCGGCTGAACCGCCGGAGCCGCTGCTGTGGGCGCAATCCACGAGTTGTAACGTTCCATCACTTCGGGGCAGATAGCGGTGCGCGGGATAACCGTGTGGGTGATCTGGTTCAACGTGTTGTTAATACCGGCAACCGCGTTGTTGAGCTGAGCGATACCGCACCCGCACGTTTGGGCGACGGAGTCGATCTTGGCACCAAGTTCGGCGCGGACGAGCTTTTCACGCAGGTCAGCGATTTCGCCGTTCTTCGCCTGCTGGGCTTCAAGGACGGCGACGCGTTCGCGGTTGCTCGCGGATTCCTGAGAGAGCGGCTTAATGTAGTCCATCAGACGGTTTTCGAGCTTCTCGTTTTCGGAGCGCGTCGCCTGATACAGCGCCGCGTCCTGATTGTCCGAGTACTTCTGCGCCGTCAGTTCGGCAATCTTGGCATCCTTCTCAGCGAGGACACCCATGGCCGCCATCTGCGCATTGTTGTTGCCAAAGAGGCCGCCGCCCAAAAGGCCGCCACCGTTTCCACCGAGAGCCATCAGGCCCGCCAGGGATGTGCCGATGATGCCGGTGGTCAAACCTGCCTTGGCGACACCGGAAGATTCAAATTCAGCCATGACAAAACTCCTGTTGTCATGGAACTCGTGGTTCTCTGGAAATGTGCGCTCGGTTGGCGCTAAGGATTAGGCTCAGGGGCCTTGTGTGAAGCAGAAGCCGGACGGTTCTGCTGATTGGGTTTATTGTATACAGAAAGATCAAGCACATCAAGCGTCTTGCAGCGCCGACATACGATCATCACCGTCCCGCCGGGCGGACGTTCTAACGAAAGGTCGAAAAGACGTTTCCCGCACCTCGGGCAAACAACCTTTACCACTTCCATCTTATTTCCTCCTATTAACAATCTCTCGAAGATCAGAAAGAACCGCGTTGAGCGATGTTTTGTCACCGCGGCCGCAGGCCAAGACCAGCTCGGTCACGAGCGCGTTCCGGAAAGAACAGAGAATTGACGAGAAGTTTCCTCGGCGTGCGATCACTTGCGCGCGGCATTCGTCTGCAGAGAACTCGTCTACCATGCGCCGAACATACCATTCCGCCTTTTGCAGGTCCAAAAGCTCAGTGCCTTTGAAGGGCGCGCGTAAAATGTACTTTACGGCATTCCCCAGACAAAAACTCAGATGCTGAGTAAGCTCAATCACCTCGTGGTCGTAATGCTCGGCGTAGTGCTGAGGATGATTTACAAGATCGGTCATTTAAGAATCTCCGTCAGTGCGTCGTGGTTTGCTGCGCATCGCTGATAGAGTCGGCCGCACTCTGAACCAGCGTCAGCCAGTCGACGAACCAAGTCTTCCAGTCGGGCAACTCGCTTTTTAAGAGTGTCTGCGGAATCTCCGCCGGCGGAGCCGTTACCGTCCGCGTGGCGCAACCGGGCGCGAGCACGATCAAGCTCAGCACGCAAATCGTTGTACTCAGCCTGCGCCAGGTTAATCGTGTCCGTTGCTTTCGAAAGTCCTTCAGCATTCTTTCTCTCCGCCGCACGTAGCGCATCAGACTGCGCTGCCTCCATGAGTGCGATTTCTCTGTCGTAGTGGGCAGAAGTCAGCCAGCCCCCCGCCCCGAAAGCCAGGACGACCGCCACCATGTAGACGTAATCTTTCACAACTCAACCCCTTCGAGTTTCGCGCGATGTCGTAATATGTCAAGATAGCCGTCCATCGTGTAGAGCTGGAACGTATAGAGGCCACGGGAACAAGTCGGCGTAAAGCCTAATTTCCCAGTGTCCCATTCAACAAGCATTGCATCGAGTTTGTCTCGGCGAATCTTCAGTTGCAGGTACTCCGCCTTGAAGCGATCTTTGTAGTCATCGCTACACATCAGCGCGGCAGTGTCTTTGAGCTCCATCATTTGCGACTCCTGTTGTCCCAAAAAGCGTGACGCCCACGCACGTCAACATGTACGAACGCGTCGTAAAGTCCAACGCCGCCGTCTTTATTGAGTTCCAGGCACAAGTCCTGAAACTCGGGAATTAACCGCGGATCATCCGGTCGAATGTCCGCCGCCATGCCTTTCGTGTGATAAGAATTAGGCACTGCCCCAGGAATCGTCGCGTTGTATTCCGGACTCCGATAGCCCGAGTTCACAAGAACCGGCTTCCCCCACTCGCGCCGGATGCGGTTCAAAAGGTTCAAAAGCTCATCACGTACAACGTGCGGAAAAGGAGACTTGTACGGGTCATTCGGACTCTGCAACTCCTTTTCGTCAAAGAAACCGTATTTCATCGGCCGCCTCTTTCTAAAAAACTTTTCAAAATGCTCACGCCGTCTTTCCCCATCATGCCGCCCAACCCAGCAAGAGCCCCTGCGGCCTCATCCGGCAAACCGTAAGAGTGCGCAGCCATACAGATCAGAAAACCGATAAACCCCGACAGAGCTACCGCCCCAAAGAATTCCCACCAAAGGAACGGTTTCGCTTTATCCAACGAGTTCAAATACATCAGACACTGAGCCATGGCACCCACCGCAAAGGAAAAGAGGTATCGGAAGTATTCGTGGTAGTCCTGCATCGAAATCCCTCAACTCTTTTGTATCCTGCAGTATCAACGACGATCCCCGGCTTACGCGCACGAGCTTTTGTGCGCGTACACACATCGGACGGCTTGAAGATGCCGTTCATGATGAGCAGAGACCCCTTCAATCCGGCTGACATCAAGGCCGAAGAAACCACCCGACGCGAAAGCACGGAGCGCTATATGCGCCGCGTGAAGAAGTCCATCGCCTACGTAATGGACTCGAAAGAAGGCCGCGAAGCCATGGAGATCATCTTGGATGCGACCGGGCTTTATCGACCGTCTTTCAACACAAACGCGCTTTCAATGGCTTACGCCGAAGGACGCCGCAGTGTCGGACTCGCACTGCTCAATCTCATAGACCCGACTTCTTATCAAGAAATGCTGAGGGAATCTCATGAACGACGAAACAACGACCGTGGCTGAAAATACAAACGATGCCCCCGCTGCAGATCAGCCTGCAGCCAACCCGGCGGCTCAGTCCGCAGGTCAGGAAAGCCGGCCGCAGACCGACAAGCCTGCAACCGAAATGCCTGAGACCTTGCTGAACACTGCCACCGAAACTAAGCCCGAAGAAAAGCAGGACGGTGAAAAGGCGCCGAAAGACAGCGAGGCCGACAAGCCCGCTGAAGGTGCGCCAGAAAAGTACGAAGAGTTCAAGGCGCCTGAAGGCACCATGCTCGACGCCGCCGTTATGCAGCAATTCGGAGAAGTGGCAAAGGAACTCAACCTGCCGCAGGACAAAGCCCAAGACGTGGTCAACAAAATGGCCCCGATCATGGTGCAGCGCCAGATGGAACAGATTGCGGGAATTTCCAAACAGTGGGCTGAAAAATCGTCCAATGATCCGGAAATTGCCGACCACCTCAATGACATTGCCCGCATCCGAGATATGTTCGGCAAGGGCAGTGACGGGAATCTCGATCCGGATATTGCGGAGTTCATCAACTCCCCTGCCGGCAACCATCCTGGCGTGCTGAAGCTCCTTGCCCGTGTCGGTGCGCGTTTCGGCGAAGGCGGCTTCCCGACGGGGAAACCCGCGCCGCGACAAATCACCGCAGAAGACGTTTACGCAGTCTAATAATTTTTAATGAGGTACAGAAATGGCAGATATTGTCAGCAACGTTGCACCGACGTCATTGGCCGAATTCGAAGGCCTTGTCGGTGACAAGGATGTGGCCCGCAAGGTGTTTTTGCACACCATCCGCGACTATATGCCCTTCTTCGACCAGGCCGTTATTGTTCGAGGCAATGACGGTATGGGGGACAAGGGGCAGATCGTCACCCGCTACCCGGAAGGCGATCTTCACGGCTACAACGAAGGTTGGGGCTCTGATGTTGTGACGGGCAACAACGTTCGTTACACCTGCAGCCGCCGTTCTTCGAGCTCGACCATCGACCGCGATCAGTTCAACGACCAGAAGGAAAGCGACCGCGCTTCTTGGCGCTTGCGTCGCGATCAGGCCTTTAGCCGCGGCTTCGCCCGCGCTACGGTACGCAATCTCTTTTACGGCGACCCCGCGAAAGACCCGAATAGTTGCAAGGGGCTCTTCAACATCGTGACGCCGACCGATCCCGTCTTCAAGGATCGAATCATCGACGCCGGCGGCACCACGGAAAACAAGCAGACGGAAATTCTTCTCGTCGGTTGGGACCTGGCCTCGAACTATTTGTTCTATCCGCAGTACGGAGAGAATCTTGGCGGCTTCCAGACCACTGTCCACCCTGAAGCCGTACGAGTAACCGCCGGTACGTCGGACAATCCTAAGCACTACTGGGCGCTGGAAACCGATTTCCGTTGGGACATCGGCGTCGCTATCTACGATCCGCTCACCGTCGTTCGTATTGCCAACATCGATACGACGAAGTGGAGTAAGTCTTCGAAGACTTCCGGTAGCCCCGATCTGATCGACCTCATGACGCAGGCCGTGAACCTGCTTCCGGACGAGTACAAGGGCCGTTGCGCGTTCTATTGCAACGAAGCGGTTACCGGCATTCTTCGTCGTCAGATCAACAACAAGGAAAACGTGCAGCTCACGACCGGAGAAGTTGCCGGACGCAAGGTTGTGACCTGGGACGGCATTCCTATCCATCGTTTGGGCACGGACGTTATCACCAACACGATGCCGGTTTTGTCTCTGGGCTAAGGAGGACGCAATGATTACCGATGCACTTTTGAAGTTTTGCTCTGACAAGGCTTTAGCGTCCGCCATTACGACGGGCAAAGTCATTGACCTGAAACAGGAGTATCCGAACCTCGGTTCGCTGACTCCTCGATTCAATCTCATCCTGCTGGTTAAAGATGCCGGCGGTGAAGGTACCGTAACCTTTAAGTTACAGGATTCCGCCGACGGATCGACTTTCGCCGACTTACTGACCTTCACACAGACGGGGTCGAAGATTCCGGCCAATCAGGCAATTCCGATGCCGTTGAAGCATCGTCGCTACCTGAAACTTATCACGGCCGTTACCGGCACCGTGACGGGAACGCTGCAGCGTGCCGTACTTGATAACGGTTATGAATTGCCGCGCACGACAAAAACGGAAGGTTACGATCCCGCGCCGACGGTTGATTGACCTGCTTTAAAGGCAAACTCTGAGGGGACGGTTAAACCGCCCCCTTTTCTTTAGGAGGCCTGAAATGGCTACATCCGTTGATATTTGTAATCTCGCTCTGTCGATTCTTGGCGATGACGGCACGGTAGTTTCCCTCATCCCACCGAACGGTTCAGACCAAGCCGGACACTGCGCCCGTTGGTACCCTGTAGCCCTTCGGCGCATCCTGGAATCAAACCCGTGGAGCTTCGCCACCAAACGCAGCCAGCTGACAAAACTCAATAATGTCGATGCCTCGATCTACGGCTACAAAGGCGCCTACGCCCTGCCGAGCCAATTCATGCGAGCGCTCAAGATCGAATCGGCGGAATATCTGTCCGAAGGCATCGATTCCGACCTTTACCCCGAACTCGGTCATTTCGAACTAGGCCTTGTTGAAAACAACACCAATCGCGTACTTTTCTGCAATGTCACTGATCCGGTGCTGACCTACGTCGCCTACGTAGACAATGCCTCCCTCTTCCCCGGGTATTTTGTTGACGCACTGATGTTGCTTCTCGCCAGTTACCTTTACGGTCCGGTTAAGCGAGCTGACACAACATCTCAGACAGTTGTCAACATCATGAAACAGTACGAAGCGGCACTGACAAAAGCTAAGACCGAAGACGCTCAGATTTCCATGCGACGCCGGGAAGCACACTACCTCGCGTCGCAACTTCGTGCGCGGGAGGTATGGTAATGGCAAGCATCCGCACCTATCAGCAGTCCTGCAACGGCGGGGAATTGTCGCCGGAAATGTACGGACGCGCCGGCGACCCGAAGTATCAGGCCGGACTCGCAAAATGCCGTAATTTCCTCATCGATCCCCGTGGTCCGGCAGAGAACCGACCGGGGTTCGCTTACGTCAACTACGCCAAATACGCCGACAAACGAGTGAAGCTGATCCCGTTCACATTCTCAACGGATCAATCCATGGTGCTCGAATTCGGAGAAAAGTACATCCGCTTTCACACGAACGGGAAAACCTTATTGGGCAGTAACGGCCAGCCGTACGAAGTCGCTACGCCATACAGTGCCGACGATCTTTTCTCGTTGCATTATGTTCAATCCGCCGACGTTCTCACCATCGTTCATCCGGCCTATGCACCGAGAGAACTACGCCGCTACAGCGTCGTTGATTGGCGTCTTGTGGAAATCAACTTCAAAGGCGCACTGCCCTCACCGGAGGCTCCTACCGTCGTGCAGTCCATCAATGGCGACGTGCAGAATAAAGAGGACTACACCCGGGAATACTGCATAACCGCCCTAAAGGCTGACGGCTCAAACGAGTCCGCGGCAGGCCCGTCTACTTCCATCCGCTGCAATCCGTATGGCACCGGCGCTTACAACACCATATCTTGGAACGCCGTATCCGGCGCAGAACTTTATCGCGTGTATCGCAATCAGGGCGGCGTTTGGTGCTTCATTGGACAGACGAAAACTCTCAGCATTCGGGACGAACAAATCGACCCCGACGCATCAATCACCCCGCCTATTTACGACGATCCCTTCGGGCAATCCGGCGGCATCACATCGGTCAAAGTCACCAATGGCGGGAGCGGGTATGGTTTATTGCGAAGCGTTTCATATATTTCGCAAAAAGGACGAATCGTCGGATCAAACGGGAACACCGTATCCGTAAACTTGGACGCGGAAAATTTCCATCATGACGACGGGCAAGGTATTCCCTTCCCCACCATAACATCTTCTCAAGTGTTTTACGTTGATGGAACTATCGAAGGCAACGGCTCCGGAGGGAAAGGGCGCCTAACTTACGTGAACAACAAGCTGACTCAAGGCATGTGGTGGGACGCTTACCTGACGGGCGTTTCCCTCACATCTCGCGGGGAAGGCTATACGGAGGGAGCCCAATTTCACGCAAGTTTGGAGTGTGGCTCTAAAGGAGCAAGGTGCGACTACTATTTTCCCGTCGTCTTGGAACCGGCCTCCGCCCCTAACGTCTACGTCACCGACGCCACCGGTTCAGGGGCTGAACTTGAGGCCGTCGTCCAGAACGGTGTCATAGTCAGCATCGTAATCAAGAAACCGGGTTCAGGCTACACCAATCCTGTCGTTCACATTGACGGCAGTAAATCCGGCGGATCAGGTGCAACAGCCACCGCCACTGTCGGCAAAGCTGGTGACTACCCGAGCGCAGTAACATACTTCGAACAGCGGCGTTGGTTCGGCGGCACTTACAACCGCCCTAACAACATCTGGGCCACCAAGTCCGGGACCGAGTCTGATATGAGCTACAGCCTGCCGTCGCAGGATGACGACCGCATCGCTATCCGCGTCGCCGCCCGCGAGGCTAACCGCATTCAGCACTTTGTCCCATTGTCACAACTGATGCTTTTCACGGGCGCAGCTGAATGGCGAGTCAGCCCGTTAAACTCTGACGCCATTACGCCAACGTCAATGTCCGTGCGGCCGCAGTCGTATGTCGGCGCCAATTCTGTGCAACCGTTGGTAATCAACAACGCCTGCGTCTACGCGAGCGCCCGCGGCGGACACCTTCGGGAATGCGGCTACTCGTACGAAGCCGGCGGTTTCGTCACAAATGACGTTTGCCTCCGGGCAAACCACCTTTTCGACAACCTGGAACCTATCGACCTTTCTTACTCAAAAGCCCCATGGCCGATCATATGGTGTGTCAGTTCCGCCGGCAACCTGATTGCGTTCACCTACGTTCCGGAACAATCCGTCGGCGCATTCTCGTCCCTTGCCACGGACGGCGTCTTCGAATCGTGCACCGTCGTTCCGGAAGGCGAAGAAGACGTGCTTTACGTCGTCGTGCGCCGTACGATCAATGGCAACACCCGCCGCTTTATCGAACGGATGCACGAACGCAAATACACCACGCTTGAAGAAAGCGTCCACCTGGATTGTTGCGGCACCTATCGCGGCGATGCCAAGAACGAGATTTCCGGGCTGACGTGGCTCGAAGGCGCCACTGTTTCCATCTTGGCCGACGGCTCAGTAGAACCGAACCAAGTAGTGAAAGACGGGAAAATCAAGTTGCAGGAGCCGGCGTCGTTGGTGCATATCGGACTGCCGTACACCGCCGACCTTCAAACTTTGCCGATTGCCTTGGCGCTGCAGGACGGTTCTTTCGGCTCAGGCCACATGAAGAACGTTCAGAAGGTTTCCGTACGTCTTGTCAACACGTCAGGACTGCAGACTGGACCGACGTTCGATAAACTCACAGACTACCCCGCACGCGGCACGGAACTTGCCGGCACGCCGCCGACACCCATCACGGGCGAAGTGACGACGCAGGTCAATCCCCGTTGGGGCGACGGCGGACAAATCTGTATCCGGCAAAACCAGCCCTTGCCGATGAAGATTGTCAGCATTACGACGCAGTTGGAAATCGTATAGGCGCTTAACCCCGTATGAGGCCGAACCATTGACCCCATACGGGGTACCACCTGTATAGGGCATAAGGAACAAAGAAGCACTCCAGAAACAGCATGATTTTGATGTAACGCCCACTCAGTTTAACAACCCAATCCCGGCGTTCTTCTTCATCAAAATCTTTCGGCCAGTTCCGAAGTTTCAACAAGAACACAATGATGCTGCTCAGAATGAGCCATTGAACAAAAGGCGACACAACCAATTCCCAAGGCGTATAAACCCTGTAGAAAACCGACGGGAGTATCGGCAATCCGAAATAGCCTGTTGCTTCCGCCCATAGCTCTATCACCCATTTCATGAGGCATCCCAGCACGACACATAAGGCCGCACTAGCAAAAACAACCTCAGGCCCAGTCAGACGTCTTTCAGAATCAAACAATTTCATAACGAGAGCCCCCAGGATAATTGAAATCGCAGTTGTTATAATGACTCCCATATCCTTCCTCCAAAGGATGATTAGCGAAGTAAACCCGTCGAAGTTCGCTCCTTCGGCGGGTTTTGTTTTGGCATTCTACCTGCGAGGTTGATCCGCCATGCGAGGAGCACGTTCAGGGAACATCTGCTGCTGAGGCCACCAGTAATCTTGACCGTACAGTCGCATCGCTCGGTTGCGCTGACGGCGGTTGTAGCCCGGCGACAGCATCTCATTCACGTCATTCATCACGGCGTGATCCAGCGCATGTTTAATCCACCAGACATTAGCGAATGGGGTATTCCCGCGCACCAGTCGCAGCGCCTTTTGTTCCCACTTTGTATCCTTGTCGTACATTGCGGCATCGCGCATACTCATCGCTACATCCCAGGCATCGAACGCAGACCCCGCAACCGGGCCCATAAAGCTGAGTACGTTCGGGGAGCCGTAGGCATTCTCACCAAAAACACCGTTGTAGAGAATATCACCGAAGACACCGAGACCGCCGCCCTTCATCGCAGCGTTTCCCCAAAAATCCGCAGTTGTCATATCCTGCATATCCCGGCCCGCAAGGATGTTTGCCGCCTGCAACGACAGCGCACCGAAGAGCGTCGTGCTAGCTACGATACTAGCGCCGTACAACATTGCGCCGCCCTTATTGCCAGACATCCATAGATCAGAACCGCGAGACCAGTGTCGTGTCAGCATCGCAAACGGGAAGGACTTGAAGAGCATCAGCGACCGCCAAAACTCTCCGGTCACTGTCCCCGCCTGGGCACCACGGTTAGCGCCGGCACGAGTAGCAAGGTCAGGTTCGAGCGAAGCCATGTAGCTTTCGTCCGACACCATCGAAAGATAATCGGACACCACCTTGTCCCGCTGAGCACGGGTAAAACCGTTTGCCGCAAGATCAACATCCGAAATCTTCTTAATAGCGTCACGGGTTAAAACGTCTACGCCCTTGTAGTTTTCGGACTTCGCCAGACGCAGCAAATTCCAACTTTGTTCCGTCATACCGCCGCGTTCCAGCCGGGCACGGTCATAAGCGCTTAACTCTTTCCAGGCTTTCGACTTCGCGAGTTTTCCTGTCGCCGCCATGTAGTTCAGAGCAAACGCCCGGCGAATGCCGTTCGTCCAGGCACCCAACAAAGACATCCGAATCGTCGCATCGGCCAGAACTCCGGTCAAACCGCTACCAACGTTTTCATCGTACCAACGTCCAAGACCAGCACATACATCGTCCGCCAGGAATCCGGCGCGTGCTGCAAACTCACGGTCAGACCGGCTGAAGGCTGTTATCAAGGAGAATGACGCATTCAACGGATTGATGCCATTTACCGCCAACGTCACGTAATATGAACCAATATCCGAGAACGAGGAGATCAAGGCACTACCGAGTTTTCCTGCTACCTGCAGATTACGGACACCTTGTCCAACCGCAGCTACCAACCCCGTCCCTGCCGGCCGCGCAGCTTCACCACTGAGCACTTTCCACATCGCCTCCGTCGAGACACCGAGGGCACCATTCACGTCACGGTACTTCCATCGACGATCCCAAAGTGTGTCTGTCGTCCGCGCCCGTTCCAAGTCTTGTCCGGCAATCTGATGCAGCGTCCGGTAAGTATTCGTCGGATTCGGCCCTAAACTTTCCAATAGCGCAATATCCTTCGACATTGAATTGATACGAGACGTAATCGTCTGCATCACGCTTCCGGTGCCGAATTTCGTCTCGTATTCGATATAAGCCTCAGCACTCTTGAAATGGAGAGCGCGGTGCTGACCGTACTTATTGGCCCGTGACCTCGCCCCCTGCCCGATAACGCGAGAGCCAAACTGATCTCCGTTTCCGTCGGTGACGAGTGTCGTATAAACCTTCTGCAGCATCGTGTGAAACTCCTCGTCATTGAGAAGTTCCCCTGTCTCTTCGCTGATATACCGACTGCGGTCGAGTTTGTCCGAGATGAAATTTACCCAAGCCTCCATATTCTGCGCAGGCGTGTAGCGGGTAAAACGGTTCCCGGAAATCCGATTCGCAGCTTTTACGATCTTGTCAGCATCATGGGATTGTGGTAAGGCCCAGTCGGCCAGCAGCCCAATGTTGCCGCCGGCCCGATTGAAACGCGTTCGGAGTTCCGAAAAGACTTTCGAGACGACGGCCGCCGCTTGCTTTGCGACAGGGTTTCCGGAATCTTCGCCCCGAAGTTCCTTCACCAGGGCCAATGCATTCGCCCGATCTTCGATCAGTCCAAAAAACTTCGGATTGAGCGCTACCCGCAACTCGGCCGCCATCTGCGAAAAGTACTGCTGACGCACGCCGGTAATCTTCTTGTAGGTATCCTGAAGAATCCATGCTACCGCACGGTAGCCATAAAGCCCTTTGTCCGCCAGATTCTTGTATTTCGTCTGATTCTTCTCAGCCTGAACAATCGCCAGACGCGCGCGGTACTTCCGCTGAGCCGCTTCGTTTTTCAGGTTTTCCGTCACGCGAGCCGCAGCCTCAGCCACAATCTCGTCCAACGTCATCGCCGAATATCCCGACGGATCCGCACGGCGCATTTCCGCCATTTGAGAGCGCAGCGCGGGAATGATCCCCTTGGACTCCTTCGGAGTCAAATCGCGCCCTAAAGCACCTTTAATTGTGTCCTTACATTCTTGTCTTAAATCAGGCATGAGTTATCCCCCCGTTACGCAAAACGCACATCGCAACCGTACTCATAACGTTCGCAAATTCTTCAATACTTTGAGCCTCAGCGTCCACCGCAGCCACATACTCCGACGCCGTCTTTCCGGGTTTTACATCATTGGCATCCGAAACCTCGTCCGGGGTTAGCTGCATATCCGGCGACTTTTCCAACACCTCGTCAGACCGCCGCATAATGTCCGCCACATCAGCGTCCTCCTTGGGTGCTGCATTCTCTTCCGGCTGCTTTCCGAGAAGCGCATCCGACACACGGCGCACCACCGCGGCAATGCCGCCCTCTTCCTGAGCCTCCGGTTTCGGCTCAGCCTTCGGAATTTCGTGAACCGGCATCCCTTCGTCTTTCGGGCGAGCCTCCAATGACTCCGGCATGTGAAGCGACTTCTTCACAGCGTCCTGTCGTCCCTGGAGCATATCGGCATCCATCGGACCGCTAACGTTAACCTTCTCCCGATTGTTCAAGGCGTCCTTCGCCTGTTGTTCGGCAAACAACGAGCCTTGCAACGATTGCGCATCCGACCGGTCAACCAACTGATCGTTTTTCACAACGTTTTCAAACGTCGCATACCGAGCAGCATCCGTCTGCGCCGTCGTCGGCGAGAAGTCCCGCTGCACAGCCGCCAACCGATCTTCGTAAGCAATGTTGCGCTCAAGAATGTCGCGCACCTCATCGGACAGGGCCGGCAAATCCTTTCCGAATTCCTGACGGTAGCGGGAATTCAAATGCGAGCGAATGTCGCGGTAAAGGTCAGTAATCCACTGCCGCATCTTTTCGAAGAAGCCGCGGAGACTGTCATTGGGTACGCGCCCCGTCGCAAGGAACTCTTCGACCCATGAGGCGAATTGTTCGTGATATTGCCGCTGACCTTCGGTACCCAGCTTCTCCCATTCGGACGCGTCCTTGATACCCCACGTATCCATGAGCTTCCGCACATCACGGCGCAGGCTCAAATCGCTTCCGGGCAACGTACTGAGTCTTATGGCATTCGTCAGCCAGAAGTGTCCCATTTCGTGAGAGAACGTCGTAATGTCAGAGTTCGGCGTTAATCTGATGGCATTCGTCTGAGGATTGTAGGAACCGCGGATTTCGCTTTCACCCCTGCCATGCTGAAACAGCACGTCCCCGCGATCCTGTTGCAGTTTCTGTGACAACTCCTTTTCAGCCTGCAAGCGATTGTTTGTCCGTTCGCCGCCAGGGAGAACAGTATCTTTCGCGTATGTGCGCACCTCAACGCCGGCATCCTCCAGAACCTTCAGCACTTCCGGCAAGGTCCCTTCAGGCACCACCGCGCCCGCAAACTCGCTCAAGCCTACTGCACGCTGAGGCTTTGCCTCAAAATAGTCCGTAAGCCCCTTTTGCACGTCCGTGAGAATTTTTACGCCGGAGTCCAACAATTCTGACGGGAACCCTCCCTTCGGCTCCTTGAAACCGTTTTTGACGAGCGCAGCGCGGACCTTCTCAGTCGTCGGCTTCCCCTTCGCAGAATCGGCCAACGCCCGCATTGCATCGTCCATCGCCGCAAAGGCATCCTTGTAGCCGTAGAAGTCTGCCGCCCGGCGCCTGAAGTCACTCATTGCGGCATCAATGCTCTTGTTAGCCTCATTAGCCGTCGCCGAATCAACCACCCTTTCGCGATTCGCCTGAATGCTTTTTACTGACAAGAACTTCTTCGAAGCCGCCGCCCGCACCTTGCCCGGACCAAACGTCATCGTGTCTTGCGTGTTTTTTGCCACGCGCTTCGTCATAGCCTTGACAACGTTCTGCAGCGTCACCGGAACCAGTTTGCCGCCGACCTTGATTTTCGGCTCACCAAAAAGGCCTTCCGTCTTTTTAGCAACCCAAGCATCAAAGCCTTCCGAGCTATTCTCGAAGACCTCGCGAATTCGCTTTTCCGTCGCGTAGGAATCAATCTGCGGCTCCGTCGGCGCTTTACCAATCTTCTCAACATTGTTGATCAGGGTATAAAGATAAGCATCCACCAAACGACCGCCGTTGCGAATCTTGTCGGCATTCCGCTTCTGAACGCGAGTCGCCTTGTCACCAAGTGCATCAACCGCCTGCACGTACGCTTCGTTGTAGGCCTGCATCGAACCTGCCACATCGAGCGATTGGTCAGCCTCAATCTTTTGGAACAACGGAAGCAACAGATGCTCAAGAGGCGTCCCGGCGTAGGGCTGCTGATAAACGGGCTCAACCTTGATGCCCTTCTCATCAAGGAACATCTTCTGTGAGACAACAGAGGTACGGAACTGCCACATAAAGTCGTCACGGTCAGGGCTATCAATGAGCGACCTCATGGTATTGTCCATGCCGCCGCGAAAAAACCGCTCAGTCTTCCGATACTCCTGCCGTAGAGCCTCGGCCTTCTTCTTATCAACGGACTTTCCCCACTCAAACGCGGGGAACGTATTCGTATAGGCGTCCGCGCTGTAAACCGGCGTTCCTGTCGCGGGATCAATAAGCCCCTTTGTCCCAATCAGGGTAATGTCGCCAAAACCGGAATAACCGGAATTCACCTTCGTGATGCCTATGGACGGAACGGCCAATCCGCCGAGTGCATTAGCCTTCAGCAAATTGTCGGCATCGATATGGTGAACCGCAACGAGCCGATCAGTCGGTTGGCTCGAAGCATCGTAAGAGAATGCTCCTGTCGTCTGATAGAACTCCATATCAGATGCGGTGTCTGCTGGGTCACGCCAATAGCCACCATCTTCGGCATAAGCCCACTCGTTCGGATCATCCATAAAGAAGCGAGAACGCTTATCCTCATCCTTCACCCAGGATTCTTTGCCGTCCGCACCCGTTTCCTTTTTGTAAACAACATCCCCATCGCGCTTGACACCCGTCAACATATCGCGTACAGTGATCTCATCCGAGGTGTAGCGCGGGGTATTCATCACTTCTACGATTGGTCTACGGGCCGCGTCCGGTGAAGCCCCGGTTACATTGACGGGCAGTGAAGGCTCGACTTTTGGTTGAGCCTTTTCTGTTTCGATGCCAATAATTTGATACGCGCCAAGACGGTCATATCTGTTTAATCCACTATTCTTTCCGCCGTCACCAGTACGATCCTTTACGGTTATCTTGACCAGATATTCCTTACCGTTCACCACGACCGGAGAATAAAAACGGTGCAATCCTTTTAGGTGTGCGTCTGAACTTTTGACACCTTGCGCAGCTTTTATGTCGCGATAACTTTCTGCAGGAAAAGCGTTTTTAATAACTTCGGGCAGATTCCGAAGTATGGCTACATTATCCGCACGAACATCAAGGCCATCGTCTTTCGTAGTGCGAGACAGCCCATGGATAATTTCTTTTTTGTCGTTGCCACTGATAGAAAATACCCAATCCGTCACATCATTTTTTAACCTGTTTTTTGGCGTTTCCCCCACAAAATCATTCAAAATGTCCGCTGCTGTTTTGTTATCAAGAACGCCTTCTTTTTCCCCTGACAATCGCGCAACCTTCACCCGGTAATCCGGATTCTGCGCTGCATGATCCCCGTATTGCCAGTTTCGCCCCTGTGTCACCGGCATTGTGAAACCATCGGCCGAACTAGGCACGCCTTCAAGATCGATGTTTGGCAGGATTTCCAACGGGTCACGGTGAGCCAATTCAGCAAGGCGCATCACGGCATTCGTCCAAATTCGCGACTGTGCCTCCACCTGTTCGGCTGCCTGTCCTGCTGCGGCCAACTTTTCTCGGATGGTGGTGCTGATCTTTTCGCGCGCCTGAGCCCGCGTCACTTGTGCCTTAATCATATCCAGCACGTACGGATCGATCGTAATCCCCGCCAAGTCCTGAAACTCCATCATCAGGTCGGCACGAGTCGGCAAAGGCGACTCATCGGCGAACATCCCCTCAGCCTGCAGCTTATTCGCAAGGCTCCAATCCGCCAGCTGAGCGAAAACCTGCGTCGGCGCATTCACCTGATTTCCTACGCCCGACAGGTAATCCAAGAACGCCTGAGTTTCCGGCATACGTCCCAAACTCTGAGACGCCGCTAGTTCCTTGAGAGACTTGAAGGAGCCGGAGGCGCGGGCTACATAGACTTCATTGAGCGCCGCCACCAGTGCATCCCGGAAGTCCAAGTCGCCGGTCCCTTCAAGCTGCATCATCTTCGGTGCGAGTTTCAGAAAGATCGACACCGCCCTGCCGCCTTCGCTTTCGGTATCGGTCAGAAGGCTTGTGAGATTCGCATTCCCGTACGCCCGCTGGAAGATAGCCCGCTCAAGTCGGGGACGAGCCAATGTGTTCGGAATACCGTTCCGATCCACAAGCGAAGAATTATCCGGGACGAGCGCCGCAAACTGCTTCACCGTCTCATCCGTAATATTCCCGTTCTCATCGAACGTCAGCTTTGAAACGTCAATGGCCGCTGCATCGTTTTCCGCCTGCTCAGTCGCATCAAGCGCCTTCGTTCCGGGCTGATTCGACAGCATCGCAATATCCGGACGTCCGGCATCACGGTCGCTCATCACACGGACAAGTATCGGCTCCTTCATACCTTCAATCACCGACGGCTTAATCCCGACGCTATCCGCGTCCTTAATGAGATCAGCCTTGTACTTCTCGGCCGTCCCACGCTCATAGGCAGCCGAAATGCCGGCCACACGACCGTTACCGGCAATCGTCACGTTCTGCTTCACCACACCGTAGTCTTCGTTCCGAGTACCATCAGCGAAGTTCGACACCTGCAAATCATCCGCCTCAACAACGGCATACCGCATTTCCATCTGAGAACCATCGGAAGCCGACACCGTTTCCGTACGCCCCCACTGCCCTTCAGAGAAATTGTTCGGGAAGGCAATCACCGGCGCGCCGCTGGAGAATTCGCGTGAAACCGAGACCATGTTGTAAATCGGATTTCCGGCGATCTGCTGCATTTGGACAATGCTGGAGGCCGTGCCACGGTTGCGATTCTGAAGAACGACGCCGTTTTCGGACATGCGGAGCGTAGAAGCCTCTTGTACCTGAGACACATCAGGAACTTCCGCCAAAGCCTTCTTTACTGTTTTCGCACCTTCGACAACGGAATCAACCAAAGTCTGAGGCTTTTCCTTTGGCGTTTCTGCGGGCTTCCATTCGGTTTTCTTAGCGGACGCCGTCGCCTTTTTGTGGAAGCCGATAGTACCGAACCCGCCACCTACGAACGCAGCCACGGCTAAATTCAACGGATCAAACGGATTGATCGTCGCCGCCAGTGCTTCGTAGTTCTGCTTCCGGAGAATCATTTGAGCCGTCAAATCTTCGGAAACATTCGCCGCAGGATTCGTAATAGCGCCATAGACTGCCGAAGCCAACCGCGTAGGGCCTGCGGCCGCGGGAATCAAGAAGCCAAGCGTACCCGTACCAAAGGCGCTCACGCCCAGCCAATTCGCCGTATTCTCGTCAACGCCTTTATCCTTGTAGCGCTGAGTCGTTTCAACGCCGTGCATCGCGCCATAAGCCAACGCTGCCGCCTGCGGAGACGCTGCAGCAATCGGGGCCACCAACACCGCTTTCGTCAGTTCCGTACCGACGCCGTGGATAATCTGTCCGGCCACGCCAGTAGCCTCAGGATTCGGCGTGTACTCTTCTTCAGCAATCCGACGCAGTTCCTTTGCTGAAGCATCCATGTATTCCGCCTGCTTTCGGGCGAATTCTTTCGGATCCGTAATCGGGATACCCTGCTCCTGCGCTTCCGCGGCCGCCTGCTCAATCGTCGCCTGCCGGCCACTGCCCGTAAACATCCCCGTCAGTGCCGAGCCTACGTGAAGCGCGGCATTCGGGAGAATATCCTTAATGGCATCTTTCGTACCATCCCAGAAACCGACTTCAGGCGCAGTAATCCGCCTGCCGTCCCAATCGCGGACGCCCTGAGGAATCTTGTACCGATCTTCGGAAATAAACGAACTAATATCAATCATTTCACATCCATCACATCAAGAACGTAAGGAATCATCGTGTCGTTACCCAAGTCCTGCATCACGTAGCCGTATGGCGAATTCGGATCAATGATCCGGTACTTACCGTCACCAACCGTTTCGAGCTGCATTGTCTTGAATGTCGGCGCAACGGCTCCAACCGCCGTCCGATCCCTCCCGGTAGCTCCGGTAATAACCTTCGCCTTATCGTCCTTTAAGTCGCCGATCTTTCGTTCCAAAAGGTCATCAAAACTCGTAGCGAAAATCGAGCTTTTGTCATAGCCGCGCTTCGTGTATTCGTTGTACGGCGTAACGATTTGCTTTCCATTCCACTCAACCAATTGACCGCCGAGCACTTTTTCGAGGGCCGCTTTCGAAGTAAGAGCATTGCCAAGTCGAGAGCTGTACGCCCACAGACCTTGTGCGGCATCCGCCAAACGTTCCATGAGTTTGTTATTCCTCGTTAAGGCCGCAGTTCCATCCGACACCTGCATATACTTGTTGATTTCGTCAATCGAGCCTTCACCGGTTTTCGGCTTTTGTACAACACCCTGAGACATAAAGTCTTTGCCCATCAGGTAGTTATTACCAAGTCCAATATCGCCGCCGGACATCAAATACAGCGCCGTACCGTACTGCTGATTTTTCGGCCCCAGTTGATTGGCAATCGTCTCGACGTTCTGCGTTCCGACCATCGTCGCCAGTTGGGCAAGTGTCTGAGTGCGCTTAACCACGTCCACGTTATCCAACGTAGCAACCAACTGTTTCGCCTCACCGTCCGAGAGGATTGCTTTGGGCGTCCCCCAAGACTCCGAAATCGCCTGCGCCTGAGTGATGCGCGTCGTCAACTGCCGCTGCATTTGCTCAGGGTTATCAAAATTCAACGGCTCAAACCCAAACTGATTCGTCTGAATCGCCGCCCCTACAGGATCCTTTTGGCGAGCCGTCACAACGTCTGAGGCCGCCTTCACCATATTCAGGTAGCGCTTTTTGTCGGCCGCATAAGTCGGAGAGCCCGGCGTAGGCTTTGCGTTCTGCAGAGTTTCGGCAATCTGCGCCGTGTCCATGTACTGACAACCAAAAGAAAAGCTACCCGCATCGAAGTTGCGCTTGTAGTTTTCGTACTGAGCCTTACCACCCTTTTCGCCGAAGGCATTGATGAAGCCTTCTTCCGACAGTTCATTCTCGTCATACCCCTGATCCTCAACCGTAGCCAATGAGTTTTGAACCGCCGTCCGCAAATCCGCCTGAGCCGCCGCCCGGTTCTGCGCCGCATAGGAGTAGGCGGCCGAGAAAAGCTCGACCTTCTGCGCCTGATTGAGCCCATCAATCGCCGGAATGCCGGTACGATGCCCAGGCTTCAGGGACTCTTTGATGAAGTCTTTCTTGTTCAGCATTGTTTCGCCGACGGAGCCGGCGAGCATCATCGCGAGCGGTTGTTTGGCCTGTTGCCACAGCTGAGTCCCGATCTTGGCCGCCACGTCATTGCCGATGGAGCCACGGTTGTTCTGAAAGTCCGTCAAGGCCGCCACAGCGTCATCCTGCCCCCACGTGTTATAGCGCTGAGCCTGAGCCATATCCCAGTAGCCTTCGCGCAAGGCTTTCGTCTGTTCCTCACCAAGACCCTGCATTTTGGCAAGGGCCGTGATTTCATCGTCAAGGCTTTGATAGGACGCGCCGCAGTAGTCTTTGTTGCCGTAGTTCTGCCCGATGCTTTCCACAAGCGAATCAATACGGGCTTTAGACGTTCCGATGTGCCAGGCGTCCCGCTGACGGCTCATCCACTGCATAGACTGCCCCTGAGCCGACCGGAGACGATCCTGAATGCGGGACTGCACCGCCTCACGGGCCCAAGGCGACAAACTGCCGAGAATGTCGTCGGCATCCTTCTTGAGCCCCTGCATCGCGCCGTCGTAGTCGTCTACGGCATTCTTACCCTTCTGATTGAAGTAGCCGGCTTCCGGATCATAGAGGCGACTTTGCACCGCTTCCATGTACTTCATTTCGGCTTCATCGCTTTCAGCCTTGATATTCCGCGCGGCAATCGTCTGAAGTGCCTTGCCGGCATTGTTGGCGAAGTCCTGCAAGGGCTGCTGAGCATCCTGCATCAACTTCGCGTAGTTAATCGTCTGATTCGGAAGTTGGGCCACCTGCCGCCCTGTCTGTCCGGAATCCACAACGGACGGCACGCCGCCCTGATACATCGGAACCATCGGCATCGTGCCTTCTCCTAATAGAGTTTGGCGCCGTTGAAGACGCCGTACTGGAACGCCGGCGCCGCCTGAGTGCTACCCAGCATCGGAATCTTTGCGCCGCCTACTTCGATAGTCGGCGTCTGTTTGAGCGTGAGGGAGTCGCCCGGCTGAGCAAATTTCTTCGTCGCCGCAGTCTGCGTCCCGTTATTGCCGGCATCCTTGAAAACGCCGTTGGCGGACATGAGCATGTAATTACTGCCGACCTGAGACGCTGTATTGAGAATTGACGTAGCGAAGTTCAGACCAACGCTCTGCTTTGAGGCTTCCGCCATCAGCGCCTGCCCCTCATAGTTCGCCGCCTGCATCCGGTAACCCCAGGCGTTCCGGACGGCGTTTTCCTTCATCTGATTCTTGTCCATTTCCTTGACAATATCGGTCGAAGCCTGCACTTCCGCTGCCGAACCTTCGCCTACTGCCACACCGTTCGCCGCCAAGGCCGCCCGCTGAGCCGACTTCACCTGCCCGGCTTCCATCGTTTTTCGCACTGTCGCGGACTCATTAGCCCGCAAGACAGCCTGCGCCTGCAGTTCCATAGACTGCGCATTGATCCGGGCAATATTGGCCTGAGCCTTCGCGATAGAGTTCTGATGCCGGGCAACGCTCATGCCGCCAAAAGCGCTCATAAGGCCCGCCGCGGCCTGCATCCATAACGTTCCGTACCCTGCCTGAGCCGGCGTGAGACCGGTGCTTCCTGAAGTTGTCGGAGTTGTTGCCATAAAAAATCCCCCTGATTGTCCGCACCCTAAGACAGGTCAGGGCGCATACGCGCAGGGGGAAAAGGCGGCGACATAAGACCGCCCACGGTTCTCAGGAGAGATTCGTTACTGTTGCGCCGCCATCATGCCTTGCACCACCTTTCCGGCCATCGTGGAGCCGTCTGCCGGCACCTTGCCCAGTTTGGCGAGAGAGTCCACGCCCTGAGCCATCTGGGCTTGCTGCGCCTGCTGCTGCATCGCCTGATTCTCTGCTTCCACGGCCTGCATCGCCTGCTCAGTCGGCACCACTACCGACGGAGCCACGCTGAGGTAATCGGCATATTCGTCGGCCGCCGCGAAGGGATCAATCTTCTTTATCACCCGATTGTCGTACTGAGCGAGATTGCCGATACGCATCAGGTACTGATCGAGGCTATTGGCCCGCAGCGAGCGTTGCGCCCGGCTCAACATCGACATGTAGCGGATTTTCAGCTGTTGCCCCTGCAGTTCCGGAGGCGCCGGCGGCAATTGTCCGGCACGGGCGAGGATGTTGAAAGCTCGTTCAATGAGGGACTTCAGCACCTCGTTATTGAGACGGGACAGCACCGGCCCCAGGAGCATCAACTTTTCCTCATTGCGCCGTGCCACTTCTTCAGCCGTCATCTGATGCTTGTTCGCGGACGACACCATGAGGAACATATCGACACAGAACGCCTGATTGATACGCTGACGAATATCCTGCATATCCGCCGCCAGAGCCGTGAGATCAGGTCTAACCGCCCAAGCACTCTGCACCTGATTCGCCTGAGACGGCATATCAATGAAGTTTCGGCCGCCGGGCAGGAAATCAAGCTCAGATTCTTTCGCGGATACCGGGAAGATCAACGGTGGGTTCACCGCGTAATCAATGGCGTTCCCCTTCTGCAGGCACTCGTGATGCAGCTGTTTCGTATCGCCGATAGCAATGATGCCGGGGGCTTCTTCGGAATAAACGTCCGAAGCGTTCGCCCCCCAGCGTCCCACCACCGCCGGAAATTCGTTGTAGCCTGACTCCTGGAGAATTCCGTCTTCACCTTCGTCGCAGTCAATCTGCAACACCACCATCCGCCACGGCATATTGAGATTGTCTTTCTTTGTGCGGTCACGGTCAAAGCGCGGCTCAATGGCATGAATGCACTTGAAGGACTTATCCGGGCGGCCCTGATCGTACGCGTCCCGCACGTCCTTAGAACACTTGGCACTGCCATACTGCTCAATCATCTGCGCCGCCGTCATAGAGAAACGACGGTAAACCGTATTGGGACGATTACAGGCATCTACGCCAATGCAGTACTCGCCGCAGACCAACGGATAGCAGTGGAAACCAGCCTTCGCGTCCTCCACGATAATCATCGCGCACGTCCCGTAGACGCCGACCTCACGCCAACCGTGGTGCAACGCCTGATAGACGTTTGTGCTTTCAAACGCCATTTCCAAAATGCGCTGCACACGGTCGAGATAAACTTTTACCTCGTGGCTTTCGTCCAAATCAGGCGTTCCCGTCGTGAGCGCGAACCACTGCGTCGAAGGATCGTTCATCCCCGACTGTAGCCCGGACGACAGAATCGTCGCCGCGTACGTCGCCGCATTGTCGTAGATTTTGTTCCACCGACTACGGGACTGATTCTTAACATCCGTCCCCAGGAAACGCCCACTTGCCGGCGTTATGTGGCGTGAAATCTCAAGCCACTGAGATTCGTAGGGCTCACGCTCATTGCAGAGCACCACCCAGCGCCGCAGGATTGTTTCACGTAAGTCCTTACCGTCGCTCATGGCTTACCCCAACGTAGAACCACCGCCTAAGCTCATCTGATTCTTATTGACGCCGCCGGCCCCGGACAGAAGCGTAGACCCGCCGGACAAACCGCCGTCCTGATTCATCGAGAGAATGCCGGACACGTCCGCCCGATTCTGTTGCTGGCGCCGGGTAGCCTGCGCGGACTGTTCCGCCTGCTTTTTAGCGTTCTCTTCCGCCTGACGCGTTGCGCGATCTTGTGCTTTCGCCTGCTTATTGGCTGAGTACATCGAAGCGGCCGTACCCGCCGCAGCCACTGCCGCCATACCAACCATTGCCGCCGTTGTTGCACCTGACATTGTTATTTCCTCCGAGTGAGAAGATGTTCGTATTCGCCCGTAAACTCAGGTTCACAGTCTTCCGGGACCGCTTTCTGAGTCGCATAAATCATGGTGATCGTCGTGTCTTGAAGCGCGTGATAGGCCACTTTTCGCCCTGCCATGCCGCGTAGCACCGTGTAGCCCGTCACCCGATGAGACTCGCTATCCGCGCGAATCACCACGTCGCCGCTGATAATGACCACCGTCGGCACCTTGATAAGAGCTGAGGTAAGCAACACCCCGGCCGCGATCCGGCACGTCCGCACGTAGCAGCCGGCGTGGATAAAGTGATCCGTCGGCACGTCCGCTGGCGGCATTGTTTCGTTGAACACCTCAAGGGCTTTCACTTCGGCAATCCCTGCCGCCGTTGTCGGAGGCAGTTCGCCGCGAGATTGCAGTGCCGCCGTCATAACCGCACCTGGAAAACCGTGTTGACGGGCGTATAGAGACGCCGGCACAGTTCCTCAAACCGAGAACTGCAGCGCGTCCCTACCATCAGCACCTGGGCGCCGGCCTCACGGGCCACCTTCTCGGCCTCACGCAGAAGCCGCAGTCCCGCCGTGCCCTGTCGGTAATCTTTGGCGAGAAAGATGGATTCCACGGACGCGAGCACTTCCTGATAGTGCGGGATGCGATGGATCATGATATTGACCCCGCCGACAATGCGTCCGCCGTCAAAAACACCAACCGGGATAAAAGCCCCTGCCTTTTCGGCCGCAATGTACTCATCGGGATTCGGTGCGCCACGCATGAAAGGACTTCCGCTTTCGTCTGCGTAGTCCTTGATAATCTGCTGAAATTCCGGGCGTGCGAACGTTTCCGCCCAAGTCGTTCTACGTATTTCCATAGCGCCTCCTATGCCAGCATGATCGGCGCAGAGTCAGGAAGTACGCGCACGAAAAACCCCGATTCATCGCCGGGGTTCTCTTTGCAATCTCAGTTCTACGAATCGCTACGGAAACGGGTTTTGCTTATAGCCGCGCCTCAATCACGATTATCGGAAGTCCTACGATATATGGGGCCATTCCATGCACACGGTATTGCAAAAGATTTTGCAGGTTCTTCTGAATGATCTCGTTCTTCTCGTTAGCTACAAGCCAACGCTTCACACCATTGGTAATCACCAAGCAAAAATCCTTGGCGTCATAAGCATAGGCATCGTTGCAAACATTGTTGCTGAGGTGTATCCGGCCGTTTGGAATCGTAAGGATCAGCTTTTTGTTGCCTTTGCGGTCATCCACAGTCCCCGTATGAAGGAGATCGTTGCGAAGCTGCTT